ACTTTTTTGTTATTCTTATTTTTTGTTATCCACTTAAAGTAGTGTGATATAGCACGTCCATATGCTTCTTCCCATCCATTATCTTTATATTCTGAAACGTGTTCATCAGGTAGCATCATTTGTTTGAATTTCGTAAGGTGGATCATAGAGATGTAGTTAACTTTTTCTTTTATGCATTTTGCTCCTAATCTCCATGTATTATTATCAGCCAAAAATTCTGAGACTTGTTCTTTTTTAATACGCCTATTTTGCTCCCCGTTACTAACAGTTAAGCATTTTCCTTTTATATTAGATCCACGGTACCAATCGTTATTTTTTGATATAAATTCATCAACTGTATCACATAATATATGTAAATTATCATCACCGTTGGTAACAATGCAGTAATTTTCCGTTGCTTGAAAACCTTTACGCCATGTAGGATTATCGTTTAAAAAATCATCTAAGTCAGTAGGAAGTATTGGTTTAGAAATAGTGTCGTTTGTTACCCAAATCTTCCCATCATTTGTGTTATGTATAGTTGAACCTAAATGCCAATTTGGGTTTTGACTTAACCATTGAGGTATGTCTTCAATCAACGCATTGAGGCATTTTGTATCTATTCCGTCAGTCACAAATATACGCATTTGATCATGGTTGGATGATTCTATATACTCTTTAATTCTTACTTTATCTGCATTTGTAAAAAGTGTGTCTTTATAAAATTTACCAAGAATATTAAGATTATAGTACTTCTTTGGCATAACGGATGACTTATCGTATTTTAACACTTTACGATTAACCTGCTCCATTACCTCATGATAGGTCATTTCGGATTTTGAATAACATATCCTTATAATTTCTCTGTAGAAATTATCTTTACCGTTTTTTTGTATACTTTCTTTTAAATAACTAGAAGATCCATAATAATTGCGCCAATCAGATTCTATAGTCTTTCTACGTTTACTACCCTTCTGCTTACGTTTAGAATAAAAGTGTTTTTTACCAATATAGTACATTGGTTCTTCAGCATTGGTATCAATGTTAGTTCGAGTAATAAGGTACACAAACCCTACGGCATCATCGGGTATTGCTGTTAATTTTTCGTTTTTGTATATCCACATAAAATAGCCTTCAAGTATATTACTTATATTTATGCGCTTGAGGGCAAGATATCTTACGAGTTGCAACCCTACTAAACAAATTAAAGAATTAGCTGAATATTATCAAATAGAACTTTAGCTATTATAAAAAGTAGTATTTTCTATTAATTCATAATCCTTCTGAAAAAAATTAACTAATTTATTATTATACGCAGGCATTAATGAATGTTCTTTAATAAAATTATATGTTCTTTTTTCATCATATGATTTATGCCTAGTTGAATTTACTGCATATAATGGGATTTTATAATTATAAAATCCATACTCATTCAATAGTTGCTGTAATATTGTATTAAAATTTGGTTGCAATTTTAAAAATTTTATATTATTAAAATGTTTTAATGCTTGCACAAAAGTACTTTGTTTGTATGTATGTATGTCAAATTCTATAGAATCAAACACATCAATTAATAACTTATGATCTAATGTTACGCTATCTAGATTGTTGTTTCTTTGTGCCTGAAGTGTAATATATGTGGTTAATCCACTAACCCATCTCATTATAATATCTTCACGCAATATAACTATTATGTGCATTGAAGATGGAATATAATTAACATTGTGTTCTGTCCATAAATGTTTTGTTAATACTGAATTTACAAAAGTAGAAGCATTTTTATATATCATAAGATATGCTAATTTTTTATCAGGACTTACTAAACACTGAAACATTAATTTATTACTGCTAATATAGTTCCAATAACTATCTTTGTTATATTTTCAAGTTTTTTCATTTTCCTTCTCTTCTAAATATGCTTCTCTATCTTTCCAAAGTATTTCTTTACCACCTTTATTCAATTTAGGTTCAATATTTTCAATATAATTATCCATATAATGATCTGGTAATTCTTTCGCAATATCTAAAAATGAAAAATCTTCTTTAGCAGTATTCAACCAAAATGAATTAACACCCATTCCACTTGCTTGTTCTGGTTCCAAAAAGCAATAATAGTCATCATTGCATAATTTAACCATTTTACCAAAATGCCTATATCGTTTAAACATATACAACAATTCAACTGGTGGAACTAATGGTACTACATCTGTTTCGTTAACTACTCTTGTTAATGGCAAATGTTTCCATTTAGCAACACCATCACGATCAAACACTTTTGGTTGACCAAAGGTAACTATTTTATTCAAGGTTAGTCCAGCACCAACACAATATGCCCCAACGATAACTGCTTCTGCACCGCCCAATGAATGCCCAGTTATATTAATAATATATTCAGGATCTTTCATCAATCGTACTAGATCATCAAATATTTTTTCAGCAACACCATGAAAGCCGCTATGTAATTTACATCCCAATCTTGTTGAACGATCTTTATCAAACTTAATATCTTGCATAGCATTTTTCATATTATTTGTACCACGAATAGATATAGTATAAGTTTTTTCTTTTCTATCAGTTAATAAAAAATAACGAATTTTATTTATTTCGTTGATATATGCTTGATTTGGGTATGCTCGTATTATCTCCTGTGAAGATTTTGCATATGCTAATTTGGCTAATTCAGCATACTTTCTAATTTCTTGCCAATCAACATCATGTGACATTGTAAATGATTGTTTATATTGCGAACCCAAATTATATTTGCGTTGCATTCGTTTAACTATTTTTCTTGCTATAACCGCTTTAATTTTTGTTATTACATATTGTTTTGCTAACCATGCTAACATAATACACTCCTTATACACACTTTTTTAATTAGTGTGTATATATTTATTAGCATTCAGGCAAAATAATAGGGGCATATGCCCCTATTATTCAACTAACTAAGGTAAGTTATTGATATTATTGTTTATATTCAATTTCAATAGATTTAGGCATAAGTTGTTCTGGAATTTCACGTTCCAAAACAAGACTTAGAATACCATTTTCTACCTTAGCAGATTTTACTTCAATATGTTCTGCAAGATTGAATGTTCTGCTAAACTTGCGTGAACTAATACCACGATGTACATAATCTTCTGTGGTATCTTCCACTTCTTCCAATTTAGCTGCTTCAATCATAAGAACATTTTGCTCTATAGTTACCTTAATATCACCTTCGCTAAATCCAGCCACTGCAACTTCAATACGATAGTTATTATCATCTTTCTTAATGATATTATATGGTGGATAATTTGATTGTGTATTTACATTTACTGTAGAAAGTAAGTTGTCGAATAGTTGGTCAATACCAACTGAATTTTGATAAAATGGTGCGAAATCTTTCGCACGAATTGTTTTTAAACTTGTCATAATATTTCTCCTTTTATTTAAGCAAGATATGTGTGGTAAACCCAATTGGCATCTACCACACATATATTTATCATTTTACTACCAATTTAGCAAAATTTACATTCCCATCCCAGGCATACCACCCATTCCACCGCCACCCATTGGTGGTGCAGAAGGTGCATCATCCTGTGGAATTTCAGCTACCATAGCCTCTGTAGTAATCATTAGACTTGCTACTGATGCTGCATTTTGAAGTGCTGAACGTGTAACCTTAGCAGGATCAAGAACACCAGCTTCAATCATATCACAATACTCATCTGTAGCTGCATTATAACCAAATGTGTTATCACCTTCTGCTACACGATTAACAACTACCGATGCTTCTACACCAGCATTATATGCAATAGTACGCAATGGTTCTTCCAATGCTCTACGCATAATATTAACACCTACATCCTGATCGTGATTTTCACCAGTAAGTGATGACATATTATCAATAGCACGAACAAGTGCTACGCCACCACCAGCAACAACACCTTCTTCTACTGCTGCACGAGTTGCGGAAAGTGCATCATCAATGCGATCCTTCTTCTCCTTCATTTCAACTTCGGTAGCTGCTCCAACCTTAATTACTGCAACACCACCCGATAGTTTAGCAACACGTTCCTGTAACTTTTCAATATCATAATCAGAAGTAGAATTTTCAATCTGTGTGCGAATTTGATTTACACGACCTTCAATATCAGCACTATTACCAAACCCATCAATAATAGTTGTATTATCCTTTTCAATCACAATTCGTTTAGCAGTACCAAGATCATCGAGTGTTACCTTTTCAAGTGAAAGTCCAACTTCTTCTGAAATTACAGTTCCGCCGGTTAGTGTAGCAATATCTTGAAGCATTGCATTTCGTCTATCACCAAATCCTGGTGCTTTAACCGCTGCAACCTTAACAATTCCACGCATTGAATTTACTACCAATGTAGCAAGTGCTTCACCTTCAATATCTTCAGCAATAATAAGCAATGGCTTACCAGCTTTAGCAACACCTTCAAGAACACCAATCATAGATTGAATATTACTGATCTTCTTATCATGTAGAAGAATAAACGGATCATCAAGTTCTGCTACCATGCTTTCCTGATTTGTTGCAAAATAAGGTGATAGATAACCACGATCAAATTGCATACCTTCTACTACATCAAGTTCATTATCAAATGAAGTACCATCTTCAACTGTAATTACACCACCTGTTCCAACCTTTTCCATTGCTTCTGCAATAATGTTACCAATTGATGCATCTGAATTAGCAGAGATAGTTCCTACCTGTGCAATAGCACTAGGATCAGTGCATGCTGTTGATTGTGAACTAATACTGTCAACTGCTGATGCTGTTGCAAGATCAATACCACGCTTTAGATCCATAGGATTCATTCCAGCTGCTACTGCTTTCATTCCTTCCTTCATAATAGACTGTGCAAGTACTGTAGCTGTGGTAGTTCCATCACCAGCAACATCTGCTGTCTGTGATGCTACTTCTTTAACCATTTGGGCACCCATATTTTCAAACTTACCTTCAAGTTCAATTTCTTTTGCTACTGATACACCATCCTTTGTGATAGTAGGGGAACCAAATGCCTTATCTAGTACTACATTTCTTCCCTTCGGACCAAGTGTTACTTTTACTGTGTTTGCTAGTGTGTTTACACCATCTAGCATTAGATGACGTGCATCATCACTAAACTTTACTTCTTTTGCGCTCATATTTTCTCCTTATGCTTCAATTACAGCCATAATATCGTCTTCATTCATAACGACTAAATCATCACCACCAACCTTTACTTCGGTTCCAGCGAATTTCCCAAACAATACGGTATCCCCAACGGCAACACCTAGATCAAGTACAGTTCCATTATCAAGAACTTTACCTTCCCCTGTAGCAACTACAGTACCACGTGCTGGCTTTTCTGTAGCTGAATCAGGAATAACAATGCCTCCGGCAGACATCTTTTCTTCTTCGGTTCTCTTCACAACAACACGGTCGTGAAGTGGTCGAATATTCTCATTCATATATTATTTCTCCTATCAAAAATGAATTGGTTAATCCACAGAATTATGCAATTAACTGAACTATTATATATTGTTTTTATACGATAGTCAAATATTTTTATGATAAAAAACCACCCCGAAGGGTGGTCTATGTATGTGTGTAATATATAAAAATTAGTGTGTCATAAACTCAGGATAGGCTTTACCACCTGTTTCCCACATATCTGACCCTGCTAATTCTTCTTCTTCACCAACACGAATACCTATAGTATGCTTTAACACCAACCATACAACATATGATGTTAAGAAAACAAATCCAAATATTGCAGCTGTTCCTTGTGCTTGTGCTATTAATGTCGCATCAGCATTTAGAATTGGTACTAACATCAAACCAATGATACCAGCGACACCATGTACACTTATAGCACCAACTGGATCATCAATGCCCCATTTTTCTAATAAAGACATAGAAATAGGAACAATAAATCCACCAAATGCGCCATATAACATAGCCATTTCGGGCGAAGGTGTTAGTGGATCTGCTGTAATAACAACTAGACCTGCTAATGCACCATTAAGTGTAACATTCAATATAGTTTTGTTTAACCATAATTTAGATAAAACCATTGCTGTTAATAATCCAGATGCCGCTGCTGTATTAGTATTAACAAAAATCTGTGCTACTGCATCAGCATTTTCAATACCATTAATAGCTAACTGCGAACCTCCATTGAATCCGAACCAGCCCATCCAAAGAATCAAAGTACCAAGGGTTACTTGTGCCATATTAGAACCATGAATAGGTCGGGGGTTACCATCTTCATCGTACTTGTCTTTTCGTGGACCTATAAGCAAGACAGCGGCTAATGCGGCTGCTGCACCTGCCATATGTACGATTCCTGATCCAGCAAAATCAAAGAATCCTACTTCACTTAGCCATCCACCACCCCAAGTCCATTGTCCTTGAAACGGATATATTACTGCTGTAAAAATAGCAGCAAATAATAAGAATGACCACAACTTCTTACGTTCAGCAACTGCGCCTGACACGACACTCATTGCTGTTGCAACAAACACTACTTGAAAGAAAAAATCACTCATTAATGCATGATCTTCTGGTTGATTCCAACCACCATACATTAATTCATATCCAACTAACAAGAATGTTAAGGATGCTACACTATACAGTGCAACATTTTTGATTAGGATCTCTGTTACATTCTTAGAACGAACTGATCCTGCTTCTAACATTGTAAATCCAGCTGCCATCCACATTACGAGAACAGCAGAAAACAGAAAATACAATGTATTAAGTGCGTAATTAAACTCCATTTAATACTCCTTTAAAATTTGATTACACACATACATACATATTACTATTTACTTATTTTAATGAACATTCACGTTCTTCTTCAATTGCACCTGACTCTACAATATCAAGAATACGCTGATTATGTTCATCTGCTGGACAACCACAATGATAACCATCTACACTTTCATGCAAATCTGCTTGTTTTAGATGCCATTGTGCTACTTTTCTATGATCTTCTGCTTTCATTTTATTTCTCCTTTAATATTTTAATTTCATCTTCTAATAATGCTACTTTTGCTGTTAGCATTTTTACCTCACGTAATAATTTAGATTTTTCTAAATTATCTAAATCAATTCCCTTCCATTGGTATGATTGATCTTTAACTATATCTAATAATGTTCTATTCCGACATTCATTAAAACGATCTGGATATATTTCTTTTAATTCATCTAATATAATACACCCATCATATTCTCTGATCTTGCCTGATTTAACATCATTAGCAAATTCTTTTCTATTAATACCCAATAATTTAATTGCTTTACTTGCTGATATAAACATTATGACATATATTACATATACTACTTGTTATATTTTTAACCTTAAATTCTGGATGTACTAATGTATATAATAGTATTAAGCTACCTATTACTATTATTAATTTCTTGTAATGTTCTACCACATCCAACACATACGTTATTTAAACCTAAACGACATATTCCTACACATTTAGATACTTTAACAGATTCAGTTATTTTACCATATAATACCTGATCTGCCACACGCTTAATTTCTTTTACTTCAGATAATTGTTTCTTATGATATTCTGTAGCCATTACATTAGCTATATCTATTGCTTGTCTTTGTTCATTATTCATAAATCAAACCCAATAATTACCAAAGGTGCTATAACCATAGCACCTATAGCAACAATTAGTGCATAATACATAATTTTACGTTTTGCATTATATTTTTCTTCTAATATATCTATGTTTTCCATCATTCCTCCTTCTTTTGTTTATCCTCGTAATACAATTTTTTTGCTAATTCAACAGTACCTTTACACGAGTCATCTTCACTCCATTTTGGTTCATCATTAGCTTTTTTCCATTGTTTACTTATATCAGAAAAACTAGCCATTAATTAAACCTCGGATTAGCTGATACCACATCAGCTTCAATAACATCATAGCTATTATCAGCATATACTGTTTTATAACCATTGCCATCTTTACCACCTAAGTTATAAACTGATACTATTTCACGACCTTGGGTATCAATATCACCAGCATCAATTTTAGTTCCATCAGCTAATACTACACCCCAAACTTGGATAGTTCTGCGTGGACCAGATTTTTTCTTTTCACTTCTTCTCATATTAAATCTCCTTTAGCATTTACATATGCATCACTAGCTTCTTTCTCGGTTGCAAAATATCCGATATGTTTGTTTTTATATCGACTTCTCCAACACTGTCTAGCATTATCCCAAGTACAGCCTGTATACTTTGATTTTCTATCAAATTCATTATAATTAATTGGATGAAATTTATTAATACTAGGTTGTTCTTCAATAATTAATTTTCGTTCAATAAAGTTATCATTGCCCGTTTTTAATATCTTAATTATTGGTTCACCATATAAACGGTATGCAATATTAAAATTTTCGTTCTTGTGTTCACCTATTCTTGCTTTAGATAAATGTTCATATAATCGTTGTCTTATGTCTGATGATCTTCCAATGTAATAAACACTTGGTGTGAATATTACACGATATACACCTTGTGTTCCGTTTTTAATATCACTTATCTTGTCAATATCACTAAATTCCATAATAACCTACCTTTCGGATATGTTATTATTTAGCATTATATGATATAAAGCAATTTTTAATATCGTTTCGGGGATGATGCAATAAATTGATATTCTATGCCATGAATTAATTTATAATCAACATCTTTAATCCATCGTTGTGTATCTTCTGATATTTGTATATGAGGGAAATATTTATTTACCATTTCAAGGTGTGCAATTGGTGTTGGATGTCGGTCTATAGTATTAGCTAATGATAACATTAGTTTTTTATTAGATTTAAGATACCCAAAAAACTCTTTAATTTCTTCTAATATAAAAGCATCATCAATATTATGATAATTATCTGAAAGTACATCATTCAATGAAGGCCAATCTTCCCCAGCCATTCGTTTATATAATTTTTCAGCTTCTAAATTATATGATTTACTATCTACATATTGTTGGTTATTCTCACGGAATTTTACATATTCTACATTAGCCAATGTATCTTTATATACACCTTGCAAGTCAGTATCATATGTTTGCCATGCCATTGATC